TCTTCCATCAAGAATACCTAATTCTCGACTATCAAGATCGTCTTCAAAGTTATTTCTAACGTCTTGAATTTCTCCTCTTAGCCATACCTTAATCTTATGCACTAATTGATTTGATAAATCGTCAGGATTGTTTCTCATTAGTAGCCCCTCTTGATTATATACATTGATTTAAGTAATAGATCAGCAATGCGATGATCATCTTTTTTTCTTAGATCAGATACCTCAGCATTAACTAAGCCCTCTATTTCCAACATAGCCTCAGCCCAAGATAAATTCTTGGGCGGTAGGTCTTTCCATTTTATCTTACTCATATTTATAAAACTCCTATGATTATTATTGATATTAATACTGAAAATGCCAAGCCAATTTTGATGTAAATATTTCTTACATAATTGTCTTCATACATTCTGTTTTGGTAGTACTTAAAATTATATTTCATTTTTAATTCCTAAAAGTTTAAATTATCTTTTGGCATACCTTTCCCCCCCTTAAATCGAGGGGGAAAGAACTTGTTGTTATTTAATGAATTTGTGATGATGAAATCATATAATCCACGAACTCAATAAAATCCCTTTCACTCATAGGTCTTTGAGTTTGCTTTTCGCAGAAAAATACAATTCGATCTTCATCAGACATATGATAAACATCATGAGATAATATATCATCTCCAATAAAACTTGGATTGTATATATAACCTCGATGACACCATTGTATTAAGTCTTCCATGTTTACCTCCTAATCTAGTAAGTTGTTGATTACGTTCTTAGTTATTCTCTTAGAGACGTTAACCTCTGCGAGTTTTAACTCAGGGCTAATTGATGAAATGCACTTGGCGGGTTCAATGTGACCATTATCCTTTACAGTCATTGGATCAGTCTCAAATGATACCAACCAAAAATCTTTGATCATTGATAGGACACCACTTTTGGATGTAACGACATCAGCCTTGTACACTTTCATATCAGACTGCTCTAGCCTTGCGATATTGACAGACTTGGCATCCACAACAAAATGAGGTCTGCCCTTGTACTCAACACCTGAGAGACCTTTTTTCCAAACTTTGTGAAACCATAAAGGCGGGACATGAATTTTTCTATGTCCCCAACTGTCTTTTGCATCTTGCTCGATACCCGCTTTAGTATCTTTATTGCAGACAATTCTAGAACTAGTCCTCTGATGATAATGCCCCCACCATTTAGAGGCTTGTAAATGTGTATCTCTTATTGCTTTAGAGAATACATCAAACTGCTTTACATAATCCTCAGGTTTAAGCAGAGAATTCTTTTGCATAGATTGTCTGTAATTGTTAATAGCAGTCAACATTGTGGACAAGTTATTGACACCTTGTTGCATCTCATAATCCATTGCTGACTTGAACTCCTCGACCTTTTTTTGAAGACCTTTGTCATGTAATGGATTGCCATGAGAACTATAATTCATAGAAACAACATGACTTATATCAAAGCCATATTTCTTATATGAATACTGAAAAGCATCTAACATATTTAAATATGTTTTGTGCTTTATTTCTGAATTACTTTTTTCGATTAAGTCGCTTATATGCATTTTAGCACTCCTGATGATAGTAGTTGATGATTTGACCACAAGCCCGCAGTTAGGGGCTTGTGGATAACTTTGGTTTGGTTAGGCAACTTTGAGATAAGTGGTCTCGCCTATTGGAGCATCGTTAGCTTTCATATCGCTTGATACCCATAGGATAGGATAGCCAACATCTTGCTCAGGATAGTCAAATATCCCCATATCTGAAAAGTAAATGAAGTTATCTACTTTAATACCATTCTCAGCAATATAGTTGAAGACGGGCATAACTCTAGTACCGCCTCGACCATTACATTCGATAGTCTCGATCTGATCTCCCTTTTCATATCTGACAACATTTTGAATGTCAGCATCACAAGTTATAATCGTCACACTATCTGCTCCTGAGCTACTAGCTATAGCATTAAGCTCGCCCAAGAAATGAGATAACTCAACACTAGAGACAGACCCGCTAGTATCAACACCAACAACGATATCGCCACAACCAATCTTATTTGATATTGGAGTAACAACCTCATTGAGATACCATTGCCTACGATTAGGTCTGCGATAGCTATATCCCTCAGGCTGATCGCCACCAATAAATCTGCGAAGAACATCTTTCCAATCGACTTGCGATCTCTTCATTTCTTTGATGATCTCCTCGATCTCTGATGGTAACTTGCCCGCCTCTTTTTTCATAGAGTTGACTGCCATTACAACCTGAGCATTAATCGTTGCCTCTTCAGCTTTGATCTGATCAACACTCATGCCCTCGCCCATATCCTCGACATTGCCCCAATCCTGAGGCTGAGGAATACCATTGGCATCGTCATCGCCCTGATTGGATTGCAGTAAGTCGTAAATCTTTTCAGCAGACATCCCGTAAAACTTGCTATCGATCAATGCCCCCTCAGGTAAAGTTAAACCTGACTTGACGATTATTGGATTGATTGCATAGTCGCATGCAATATTCCATAACTGATGATCTCGCTTGCCTTGCCTTAGATGATGCTTAAGGATACGATGATAAGCCTCATGAACCTTAACTCCATCCAACTCAGGCTCACTTAAGGCATCAGTAAAATCTGCATTATAGAATATACTCTTGCCATCAGTTGCCATAGTTGAAATAGAACTCTTCTCGATCATTGGCATTTGATAAAGGACTGAGGCATAAAAGCCCCATCCCTTGCTTAACTTATCTAACATAAGTCTGACTTTTGATCTTGCGATCTTTCTTGGTAAATCATGCATTTAGCACTCTCCTAAAAGTTTAATTGAACTTCTAGGCAACGAGATATTTCCCGTTGCCCTTAGCTGATGCCCATAGTCTGACATCTTTGTTTTGCTTAAGACTGTTGTCTCTTGCTAATGCATCCTTAAGAACAAATGCTTGGAACTCTTCATTGGGCAATCTCTTAAGATACTTTAAGATATTACCAATGTTCTTATCATTTGCCTTAGTGGATAATGATGAGCAAAGAGCATACATAATCGCAGGCTCTTCAACGATCTCAGCAGTATCAGGATTAGCAATCAACTTATCAATGTCAGGACACTTGTCATGGACATCCATATGTGTCTTGAGGTTTGCATAAGCGGGGCGACCAATTTGACCGCTGATAGCCTCAGCCATTGCCTCATCATCCAAGTCCCAATTCATGATCTGAGCAGATCTTTCGATTGATCTTGGAGTAGGATAAGCATTAACTCCCATCTTGAACTGATGCAAGAACTCAGGCTGAAATCTTAACCAAGAGATAACTCTATGGTCAACACCCGTTTTTGCAAAGTAGTTGCAAGTATCATCGAGGTTAGCCTCGATCTCTAAGAATGTAAGCCTATCGATTAAGTGGCTTGGCATTACCTGAGTACCCGCCTTGTCTGATAGCTTGTTGCCCGCAGACATTACATAACACTCAGAACGATCAAGTACATACTCGCCAATCCTATATTCGTCAGCAATCTGAGCAAATATATTCATGTTAAGAACGGGGCTTTGAGGTAACTCATCGAAGAAATAAAGTACACCTTTATAGCCCTCAGCCTTTAGCTTGGACATACGATCTTGATCTACATACCAATCAGGCTGAAGAGTGATCATCTTATCGCCCTGAGGCATCCTCATCCCGCCTATGTCAGTAGGCTCTAATTGAGCAAGAGCAATGTTTTGCAGATAAAAACCTAAGTCCTTAGCTATCTGCTTTGCTAGTGCAGTCTTACCAATCCCCATGCTCCCCTCAAGGTGGAAAGTAATTGGCTTAGTTACAGTTTGAGCAACATTCTTTTTGATGCCCTCGACAATGATCTTTTTTGCTAATGATAATCTCATTACACAGTACTCCTAGTTTTTAAAGTTACACCTTTGATTTGGTTATGTTTGATCCAACGATCTCCGCTATTTAAAACGATTGATCCCTGATCTAATCGAAATCTACGATAAGCCTTTTTGCTAAAGTCGTAGACTGTTACAAGGTTAGGAACATCCCTATCCTCATACTTGAGAACTCCCCAAAATTTTCTGCGAGAGCCATCAATTTTTTTAAAAACACCTCTGATTATTCTGCCACTAAAGTGTTTTACAATGTCTTGATTGTTCATATTTTCTCCTATTGGTTATTATCTAAATATAAAGGATGATAGGGATCAGTTGTATCCTCTATTAAATCCTCTATATCTATTTGCTGACTATTAAATTCAGCTTGGTTAAATTGTCTTGCGATCTTTTGCTTTTCGATCTCAAGATTGTTGGCAATTTCGTAGAGACCATCATGTTTTAAATCAGCGATGATGGTATCTAGCTTTTGAATTATTTTTAACTCATCCATAGTTGCCCCCTATAAATTATATTTAATTTCAAGTGATTGGATTTTTTTGAAAAGCATCTCAGCCATTTCATTTCTTCCAAATAAAATGCCATTGTCATAGCACTCGCTATCACTAGGCGGATTGTCATTGAACTCACACATTTCATCGTCAACTAAATCTTTAACAATATGAAAGGCAGTCCTATACTCATCGATTATTTCTTCTAATCTTTTTTTGCTTATGCTCATTGGTATATTTTTCTTCAATGTGTACTCCATTAATTGTTTAGGTTTTTGCTCGAATGAACAAGCAGAGACACGATAAAAATCGTGTCCCAATTTGTGTATTCGATTAACCAACAAGGGCATCAAGAACCTCATTAGTCTCTTGATTATCTTCATTAGTCTCAGCCAACTTAGCCTGATTAGCCTCATCAGTTGCGATGCGAACTCTCTTGATATCTGCCATATGATCTTCAATATCTTGGATATCATCCATACTTAAATCAGTAGGAATAAAGATAGTCTGCTCAACACCATCAACCTTTTTGGTAACCTCTTTGCCATAAACCATCTTGGCAATCTTCTCAGCAAGAGTAACCTCTTTTTTGCCTGAGACCATTGCTACAATATCGTTTTGCTTTTCGAGATTATTATCAGCCAATATGCCTCGCACTAACTCAGGAGTTGCCTGAGTAGGTACATCAAAGAACTCGCAGAATTTTATGCTAGTCTCTTTCAGCAACTTTGCTGATGACTTATTCATTCCGCAATGATTGATGAGATCATCGTACATGGCAGACGTTACCGCCTTAGCTACGTTACCGCTTTTTGTTCTTGGAAACTTAGCTGAGTGAACGATAAAAGGCACATACTGCTCATGAACTTTGCTCTCATTGATTGAAGAGGTATTCTCTTTATTGACCTCTTTCAGTCCTGAGATTTTAGTCTCAGCAGATGCGATTGATTTGATGTTGTCGTTTGATAGTCCGAAATCTGTAATTTTATTCATTTGATACTCCAATCAAAATATTAACTGTTTCATGCTTTCGCAATCATCAGGCACAACACACATTGCACTACAGTTAGAGGGCAGAAAAACTGCCCCCTATAAATTATTAACACCACTTACAACCTCTGCTAGATTTTAGATTATGGATTGCAACATTAGTGTCTTGATCCATGCAGTAAGAAATAGGTACATCATAATCAAATAACCTATAAAAAACATTTCTTTGACAGAACCTAATATCTCTAGAATTTATTGCCTCTAGCTGAAACTTTTTCCAATAACCAAAAACAGAGTTAACCTCATCCTTGATTATGTTTTTATACTCATCAAATGTAATATTCTTTTTCATATTAAACTCCCTCATTAGTATATGTGTCTACTGCATGCATGTGCATACCACCGCCAATCCAATCACTCACATCAGACCAACTGTAAGCCTTTAAGATTGCTCTCATTGCTTGCTCTAAAGGCATGCAAACCGTTGAACAAAGATCAGGAGATAAATCCATCCAAAAATCTTTGCCATCAGGCTGAGCATCAGATAAGTTTGCCATGTAGTAAGCATCTACTAACTTGCCTAGTAAAATTTTCTCGTGATAAGAAATTGTAAACATATAGAACTCCTCAGTTTTTGATTAATTATTTGTTACAACCACTATTAAGAAACCCGTCTAATTTTAAACTTATTATGTTCAGTCCATATCGCTGAGATCATCTCTCTGAATTGTGGGGGGCGGTTCACTCTTGCCTTTCAAATCTTTTGCCTAGTTTCCCATGTAGGTCTGAAAGGGATGTTTGTGGTTCGCATCAAACGGGTTGCCAAATAGGGGCTGTAACTTCAAATACTAATATAACGACTAATTCAATATATACAAGCCCAAATATGTAAATAAATGTAAATTAATGTAAATATCCTCTGTAACTGTTACTGACCGCTAAATATCTTTTTTCTAAACTTTTAGCCAAAAGACAATTTTAACTTTTAGCTATTAGTTTGTTGTTTCATTACTTATAATTAGTAAGATTGAGAGACCATTTTTCTTGGAAATAAATTAAAAAAAATCTCTTATATCTAAAACGATTGGCAAGGTTAAATTATTCAAAAAAACTGCAATTATTTTAACTTTTTTTTAGTGATGCTCTGTAAGTCAATGCCCAAGCCAAAAACACTCAAACAAAGTTTTATGATATATGATAGCCTAAAACACCTTTTGTGTCTGTGTGGGCTTATATGGGCTATTAATAGATGTTTCACGAAATGAGATAATATTTACAGTATGCAAACAAGGTGCTAATTTCTGAGAGGTGCAAATTTTATAAAATAGGTAGGTAAATTATGGATGATAAAAAAGACGATAAAAAACCAAAGTTAAAAATAGTTGGAGGCACTCAAAAAGAGTTCAAACCAACAAGACAAAAAGAACAACCAATAACCGCAAAACAATCAGAGTTTGCGAGGCTTGTAGCTGAAGAGGGAAAGACTGCAAGCGATGCTTATAGAGCAGTATATAATGTAAGCCCTAATACATTAGACAAAACTATTTGGAGCATGGCATCTGCTTTAATGGCTAACCATAAGGTATCCAAGAGGATTAAAGACATTCATAAGAGATTAGAGGAAGATAAGCTGACGAGAGCAGTCAGGCGGGAAGAATACGTTTTAAAAAAGCTAACAGAAGAAGTTGAACAAGGGGATCAGGCAAGCAATAGACTAAAAGCCCTACATTTATTAGGTCAAACAGTTTCCATGTTTGGTAACAAGCTAGAGGTCGAAACAAAACAAGTGGATAGAAGTCCTGAGGAAGTTGCTGAGGATTTAAAATCCAAGTTACAAAAGTTACTAGGTGATTAGTCTAAAAGTTTGTATATTTTCGCCCCGCCTAAAAGTTAATTTGCACTTTTGTAGACCCCACCCTAGCCGTACCCCCCGTGTTGTGGTTGCCCCTGCCCGCAGCCCTGTAGTTTATGTTGCACATTAAAATTTAAAATTCTGTCAAGAGGGGTCACCCCTAATAATTTTTAACATATTTACTTACCCCACCTACCCATTTACGTAAATATATGTAAAAAAGTAAAAAAAAATCATTTAGGGGGTTCCCTACTAGTTTATACTAGTATATATATTTCCTTATACTAGTATAACTTACTAGTTATAACTAGTATTATATAACTAGTTGGGAATTTGGATTGACAAATAACATAATAAGTCTAGATGACTTTAGAAAACAAAAAACTTCCATAGAAGATATTGAAGATGATTGCCCGGAGCTAGAAGATCCAGTTGTTATTGGCTGGGTAACTGATGAGTCAGGGAACAAGTCTCTTCATATTATTTCTGCCGTTGAAGATAAAGAATGTTTATGGATGATTGATATTGCTCAAAAGATTGTTGATAGCAAACCAAGTGAATATATTAACGAAAATGAATGATCTATCTAAAATATTAAAGACGGCATCTAAGAAACTGGATGAGTTCTCTCCTGAGAAGCAAAGAGAAATACTGGCACTAGTTGAAGAGCTAAGTGAGATTCAGGAAAAGGAACAGGCAAGAAAAGAGTTCCTGCCGTTTGTTAAATTAATGTGGCCTTCTTTTATTCATGGGAAGCATCATGAGATTATGGCAGAGGCATTTGAGAGAGTGGCCCGGGGGGAATTAAAAAGACTGATTATTAATATGCCACCCCGTCATACCAAGTCAGAGTTTGCTAGTTATTTATTTCCTGCATGGTTCTTGGGTATGTACCCTGATAAAAAAATTATACAGACGGCACACACTGCAGAGCTGTCAGTTGGTTTTGGCAGAAAGGTTCGTAACCTAATACAGAACGAAGACTTCCAAAATGTATTTCCCGGCATAGAATTATCCACAGACAGTAAAGCGGCAGGTAGATGGAACACAAATAAGCGTGGTGATTACTTCGCGATAGGTGTAGGCGGTGCCGTGACAGGTAAAGGTGCTGATATTCTTATCATTGACGATCCACATTCAGAGCAAGAAGCCACAATGGGTGAGTATAATCCTGAAGTTTATAACAAAGTTTACGAATGGTACACCTCCGGACCTCGTCAGAGACTACAACCGGGTGGTGCAATCATACTTGTGATGACCAGATGGTCTAAGAGGGACCTAACAGGGCAGATCGTTAACAAATCTGTTGAAAGAGAAGGATCAAATGAGTGGGAGGTCATACAATTACCTGCAATATTACCGTCAAATAAGACTTTATGGCCTGAATTCTGGAAAAGAGAGGAGCTTGACGCTCTAAAAGCTGAATTACCAGTGGCAAAATGGAACGCACAGTACCAACAGGACCCTACATCGGAAGAAGGAGCCTTAATTAAGCGTGAATGGTGGCAGGAATGGGAGGGAAAAGACTTGCCGCCATGTGATTCCATCATACAATCGTGGGATACAGCGTTTTTAAAGACACAAAGGGCAGATTATAGCGCATGTACCACTTGGGGAATCTTTCACCACCCTGATGATGACGGAAATGAGATACCTAACCTGATTTTAATAGATGCATACAAGGAAAAACTAGAATTTCCTGAATTAAAGCGAGCCGCCTATGATAAATATTGGGAATTTGAGCCAGATCAGATGATTGTTGAGGCCAAAGCTGCAGGCTCACCCTTGATATTTGAACTTAGAGCTATGGGAATTCCAGTTACGGAGTTTACACCGAGCCGTGGACAGGATAAGATAGCCAGAGTGAACGGTGTTACAGATCTGTTTGCAAGTGGTGTAGTTTGGTATCCACCAACAAGATGGGCTGAAGAAGTTATTGAAGAGTGCGCAGCCTTTCCTGCAGGTGACCATGATGACTTAGTTGACTCAACCACACAAGCGCTGTTAAGATTCAGACAAGGTGGTTGGATAAGAACCACAATGGATGATTGGGATGATGAACCTAAATACAGAAGACCAGTTGAATATTATTAAGGATTAAAACATGGCTATTGAAAAACCTATGACACCAATGATTCGTGATGAAGATGATATTGAACCAACAGAAGTAAGTGTTGAGATAGTAAATCCAGATGCCGTATCAGTTGAGACTGAAGATGGTGGAATGGTCATCGATTTTACAGGAGAACAGGTAGAGGAGATAATGGGTGGAGATTTTGATCGAAACCTAGCCGAAGAGATAGAAGAAAATGACTTACAAGAAATAGCATCAGAACTTATGGCAAACTTTGATTCAGATAGACAATCAAGGAGCGAGTGGGCTAAAAGCTATGTTAAAGGACTTGATCTTCTTGGAATGAAAATAGAGGAAAGACAACAGCCGTGGGCTGGTTCTTCCGGTGTATTTCACCCAATACTTACAGAGTCAATAGTTAGATTCCAAGCGCAAGCTATGGGAGAGATATATCCTGCATCTGGTCCAGTTAGAACAAAGATACTTGGAAAGATGTCTGTAGAAAAAACAGAACAAGCTCTTAGAGTAGAGAACGAAATGAATTATCTCTTAACAGAAGAGATGACAGAGTATCGTGACGAAACAGAACAGATGTTATTTAAACTTCCCTTAGCTGGTTCTGCGTTTAAGAAAGTTTACTATGACCCAATCATGGAGAGACCATGTGCAATGTTTGTACCTGCAGAAGACTTTGTGGTTTCATACGGTGCATCTGATCTTATGACATGTGAAAGATACACACATGTAATGAAGAAAACATCAAATGATATTGTAAAACTACAGAATAATGGCTTTTATCGTGACATAGAATTACCAGATCCAGAGCCTGATATGTCAGATATAAAAGAAAAATATGATGAATTAGATGGTGAAACAGCCACCATTGAAGATGATGATAGACATACACTCCTCGAAATGCATGTAGATATGGAGATGCCAGAACCATTTGACGAAGAAGACGGTGTAGCAAGGCCATATGTAATTACCATAGATAAATCATCAAGAGAGATATTATCAATAAGAAGGAATTACTACGAAGATGACAAAAAGAAAAAGAAGCGACAATACTTTGTCCACTACAGGTACCTCCCCGGGTTGGGCTTTTACGGTACAGGACTTATACACCTCATCGGGGGACTTGCCAAAAGCGCAACCTCAATCCTCAGACA